TAGATTCTTTGGTGTAGGTGTAGCTGAGAATATGGATGATGCACAGCTTCTTATGAATGGACATGTACGTATGGCTATTGATAACTTAGCACTAGCAGGTAATTTAATTTTTGAAGTAGACGAGAACATGATGGTTCCAGGACAGTCTATGGATATATATCCTGGAAAAATATTTAGAAGACAGTCAGGTGCTCCTGGCACAGGTATTACTGGAATTAAGTTTCCAAGTACTGCCGTAGAAAATTTACAAATGTATGATAAGGCAAGACAACTTGCTGACGAAGAAACAGGTATACCAAGTATAAGTCATGGACAAACAGGCGTGACTGGTACTGGTCGTACTGCATCAGGATTATCTATGTTGATGGGTTCTGCCTCTTTAGGTATTAAGACCGTAATCAAAAACATAGATGACCACCTTCTAAGACCTCTAGGAGAAAGTATGTTTATGTGGAACATGCAGTTTTCTGAAGACGAAGAAGATATAATGGGTGATTTGGAGATCAAACCTAAAGGCACATCGTCTGTAATGCAGAAAGAAGTAAGATCGCAAAGGCTAACAGCGTTACTACAAACAGTAACGAATCCTATGCTTGCTCCTTTTGTTAAGTTACCTACGTTGATTAAAGAGTTAGCTATAGCTCAGGATATGGACCCTGACGAACTAGTTAATGATATGAACGAAGCACAAATATTTGCTGAAATGTTAAAAGGATTGAACAATGGACAAACAACTGGCGAAGAGGCTCCTGCCCCTAGTGAACAACAAGGACCAATGGGAGGCGTTGGAGGAGTTCCTGCAGCAGCAAACCCAAATGACCCATCAGGCGTTGGTGATGGCACAATCGGAACAGGAAATGCGGCAACTCCAGGGGAAAGCAACTTTACTGGCAACCCTCCTCCAGTTGAGGGAATGGGTTAGAGCAGAGGCGGAAAGAAAGGATGATACAAACTAGCTACGATCATGCACTTAGTCAAATAGGAAACTATGACACGGATGTTCTAAGAAGAGCATTCTACGAAATGGCTTGGATAGAGTCTGGTGATATTGCTGATAGAAAACAAGGCGACAAAGAAGACGGATTAGCCAGAGGTAAATATCAATATGAGCCTGAGTCTGCTAAAACAGCACTAAACAGATTTAAAAATTGGTATGAAAGCACAAAACCTTTTAGATTAGAAGGTGCATATGAAGAAGCTAATAGAAGACTAATAGAAAAAGATTATGATTTTTCTACATTAGATGAAGATTATCAAGATGTTTTTAATCTTATAAATCATCAACAAAATCCTGAAACTAGTATGGCAGATTTGTCTTCTGGTAAAACAAGCTCTATGAATTTTTGGATGAACCACCACGCTACTTTAAAAGGAACTACTAAAGCTAAAAGAATAGAAGAGTGGGAAAGTAGAATAGGAGATATACCTCCTATGGGTTCTGTAGTTTCTTCTAATATAAATAGAGGGCAAACTGTAGATGCTTTTGTAAGTATTGACCCTAGAAGACAGCTTAGTTTAGAAAATGATCTTGAAGGTCCAATTACTAAATTTAGACCTGACGGAACACTAGGTATGGACACTCCTTATGGACAGCTTACAGGAGATATAAAAAAGCAAGAATTATCTTATACAGGAGGAGATGTAAGTGCTTTTGTAAATCCAAAAAGCTATGGTGGAAAATACGATATTAATGAAAATCTTAGTTTAATAGCAGAAAACAGACCTGCATTTTCAGGTTCAGTTGTAGAAAATATGTCTTTTCCAAAAGAAGATAAAGGTAATGAATCTTTTCTTGGTCTTAAATTTACAAAAACTCTTGGTAAAGCTGAAGGCGGAGAGGTAGAACCAAACCTCACATCCCAAGTCTTACCTAACGAAACAGTACAACCTACAGGTTTTGTAGACAATGTACAACAAGTAGATACATCTGAAGGTTTTTATAAATATAATCCTGCTCCTAATGAATCTGCCGCAGCTTTTGCAGCTAGGATGCCTAATGAACAGCCTGTAGAAACTACTGTTGCAGATAATAGTTCTTTTAGTCCTCCTGAAGGTTATGTAAGCTCTAGAATATCAAATCCATTTATGGGCGGTTCTAGTTTTGGTAGTGGAAGTACTGACACTAGTAGTACAACTACATCTGGCGGATCAAATTTTCCTGATAGCCCTTCAGGAAATAATGATTTAAGTTTTAATGAACAAAATGCACTAAATTTATTAGGTACTATAGGAGATGTTAAGGCTTCAGGAGGTTTTGACGAAGATTATGATCCTAGTGGTTTAAATAATGAAGTTTTATCAGATAGTATAAATACTGCATTTAAAGATGAATATTATTCTTGGCTTGATACTTTCGAAGATAGTATAGACACTATGTTTGATGGTACGTATGGTTTAGACGAAATTTATACAGCCGATTTTGATACTGCTTTAGATAATAGTATTAAAAGATACACAGACGCAGGATATACTCTTACTGAAGCAGATATGTTAAGTTTAAGTGGGGCTGCTTCAGCATCAGCTAATATAAAAAAAATAATGAGAGAAGTAGAAGATGTAGGATTAAATACAACTTTTACTTTTGGTGGTGATAAGACTAGAGAGGTGTCTTTACGTAGTGCTGATGGTTCTGTAATGCTACAAAGTGTTGGTGATGATTTTATAGGTCCTCCAGAAGAATATGCGGTATTATATGGCACAGGTCAAGATTTTGATCTTTTACGTAATCCTGATGACTCTTTAATGAGAGATGCGGATGGTAAAGCTATTATTTCTAAAGTCCCTACAGGTAAAGGTGGAGCTTTAGTATCTGGAGGCGGTACTGAAATAGATATACTCAGTTTAAATGATGGTTCTCAATACGGTACTGTAGATGGAGATGGATTTAACCAAGCCGCTATAGATAAAACATTTGAAGATATTTTAAAACCTAAAGATGCTGAAAGTCTTATAAAAACTATAGGAGATACTCATTTAGGTAAAATAAGTAATACAAGCATAGAAATTAGAGATTTATACGATGAATTTGGTGCTACTGCTTTTACTTACTTTATAACTGAAGATTCAGAAAAAGCCTTAACAGCAGGAGCTACACAATTTGTAAAAACAGATGGTGTTAGAATAATTGCAGATAATATAGGTGAGGCTGCATTTAAACTACATTCTCCTAAAATAAATGCAATGACAACTAATGCTGAAATTAACGCATATCTTAAAGCTGAAACAGGTCTAGACTATAATTTATCTGGCGATCTTGCAACTAATAAAAATGAAGCAAACTCAGCCCTACAAAGTAAAGCTAGTCAAAACTTTACTACATACGCTACAGGTGCTGCTACTATGATTCAAACTTTAGCTATGGGCGGAACAATGGAAGATGCTGTCTTAGCAGGAGGAGAATCTATAGCTATAAATTTAGGTGCTGAATCTTTAGGAGAAGCTTTAGGTTTTGAAGCTGTAATGCCTGCAGATATGTCACTTACTAATCCAGGAGCACAAGCAATGGGAGGAGCTGCAATTTCAGCTCTTGTAGCATTTGGTAGAACAGGTGATTTAGGTCAAGCTGCTATATCTGGAACTACTTCGTATTTAATGCACGTAAATCCTGTACTAGGTTTTATGGCTATGGGTGCACAAATGATTATAGGAAATCCTGATCCTAAAAATTATGCAGGCTACACTGCACTAAACTTAGAAGATATGTCTGTACAAAGTTATTCTCATGGTGATGTAGATAGTAATAAAGCAAGTCCTGAGAACGTTAAATTTACTGCACAAGGAATGGATATAATACTACCTATAATAGAAGATATAAAACAAAGGTATGGAATTACAAAAATTTTAGGTGATGTACAAATAGAATATGGTGACAGAGATGGTTTATTTTTAACTATAACAGAGGATAAAGATATAACAGGCTTTACAAACAGGGCAAACTATAATGAAACTGAAGGTGACTTAGATTCTATGCAAGTATATGAAAGAAACTTTAGAAGTTTACAAGAATTACAAGAACATTTTTTAATGATATTTGACTGGGCAGCAGAAAACATGACTGTAGATGGTGTTTTAGATTTAACTGGTATTAATGATACACGCAATCAATTTATGTTTGATACAGGTACAGAAATAGTAAGAACTAAACAAGATGATCCTATACTTGGTCCTGCTATACAGGCAGCTTCATCTGGTTTTGAAAAAGGCGGAAAAATTCTTGACAAAACCTCAAAAGTGTTGTATAATAGTAACCAAGCAAAGAATTACGGTTTAGTAAACAAAAAAGGTAAAGCTCCACCTTCAATGAGAGCAGATGACGTTCCAATGACTCTAAAAGAGGGAGACTTTGTACTTTCTCAACCTGCTGTAAACCTTTATGGCAAGGATACAATAGAAAGAATGGTAAACAGAGCTTCTAAAGAAGCAGGCACAAATCTTAAATCTGGTGGTAAAGTACCAGTAAATGTACACAACGGTGAATACATTATACCAAGTAATTTAACGAAATATATAGGCTCTAATGTTCTAGAAAATATGAACAACAGGGGTCTTATGTCAGTTGGTGATAAGACCAACATTTAACCGATAGCTACTTGCGAAAGCAACCCTATCACTTTAATAACTAATATGGGCTACCTGCAGCAAACAGCCCCCATTGAGGTACAGATGAACGAAGAAAACCAAAAGGAAGAACAAGAACTAGAATCAGCTCCATATAAAGGAGCTTACAGAAACGAACTAGAAGACGAACCCATAGTGGACACCGAAGAAGAGGATACTCAGCAAGAGGCTACTCCACAGGCAAAGACAGACAGTTTTGTAGAGAAGACTGAATCAGCAGAACCTGAACATGATTATAAAAAAAGGTATGATGATTTAAAAAGGCACTATGACGCTAAGATTGAAGAATTTAAAGGTAAAGAAACAGAACTTTTAACTTTAGCAAAACAAGCATCAGATGGTGGTACTAATTATAAACCACCTAAAACCCCTGAAGAACTAGAAAAGTTTAAAGAGGAATATCCTGATGTCTACAACGTTATAGAGAGTGTGGCTTATTCTCAAGCCGACAATAAGACTAAGAATCTGCAGTCAGAAGTTGAAGAACTTAAGAAAGAAAGAGTACAGTTAACTAAACAGAAAGCTGAACAAGAACTTTTAAGATCACATCCAGACTTTATGACTATTAAATCAGATGAAGAGTTTATTAGTTGGTTAGGAGATCAACCACCATCCATTGCAGACGGAGTTCTTAAAAACAACACCGATGCAAAATGGGCTTCTAGAGTACTAGACTTGTATAAAGCCGATAAAGGTATAAAACGTACATCAAAACAGAAGGCTAATTCTGCAGCCGATTATGTTCCTACTAAAAAGAAACTGGAACCTAGTAAAGGCAAAAAAGAATGGTCATCTGAGGAAATAAGACGGATGAAACCTCACGAATTTGAGAAGTACGAAAAAGAAATTGACTTAGCAAGAAGAGAGGGCAGAATCCGTTAGTTTATTAACTTTTAACTAACAAGGATAATACTATGGCTATATCAAGCTCCGCAGGTTATACAAATCTGCCTTCAGGTAATTTTTTACCTGAGATTTACAGTCAAAAAGTTCTTAAATTCTTCCGTAAAGCTTCAGTTGTTGAGGATATTACCAACACTGACTATACAGGAGAAATTGAAAACTTTGGCGATACTGTAAGAATAATAAAAGAACCAACAATCACTGTCCAATCATATGCTAGAGGTGCTTCTGTTAATACACAAGACCTAGCCGATGATGAAATTCAATTAACTATTGACAAAGCTAACGCATTTGCTTTTAAAGTAGACGATATTGAAGAAAGACAAGGACATATTAACTTTGAAACACTAGCAACGTCAGCAGGTGCATATGCACTTAAAGACAGCTATGATTCAGATGTTCTTTCTAACATCGCTTCAGCAGTTACTTCAGGTAACACTTATGGTGCAGATCACGCAACAAACTCAATCGATACTGGTTTCGGTACTGATGAAGTTGATCCTGTTAACGTACTTGCTCGTCTAGGAAGACTTCTAGATGACGGAAACGTTCCAACAGACAACCGTTGGGCTGTTGCTGCTCCAAGATTCTTTGAAGAATTACAACAAACTAGTTCAAAACTACTTGACGCTAACTTCTTAAACGAAGCTAACTCACAGTTAAGAAATGGTTTAGTGGTTCCTCAACTAATAAACGGCTTTAGACTTTATAAGTCTAACAATATGCCTGCTGCTACTACAGCTAATGTGCATACTGTTCTAGTAGGGCATCAAGGCAGTACATCTACTGCTTCACAGATTGCTAAAACTGAAGTTGTTAGAGACACAGAATCTTTCGCTGACATTGTTCGAGGCTTACACGTTTATGGTAGAAAAGTACTACGTACTGAATCCATAGCTAAAGCTTTCGTTAAATTAGATTAAGGGGAGAATAACTAATGGCTACTTTAACTAAAACAGGCGGCACAGGCACTACTGGACACGTTTCTGGTAATGGTGTTGCTAAAACTTATGTACAAACAACTATTATTGATGGAACATCAACTTCTTTAACAAGTGGTGATGTTTACCAAGCAATTAATGTCCCTGCTAATTCAGTGGTATTAAATGCAGGCATTGATAAAATAACAGCAGGTACTGGAACAGGTACACTTGCATTAGGAGACGGTACAGTAACTTATGTTGCTGCTGCTGTTCAAACTGCTGCAGGTTCTATGACTTCTGGTGATGCTGTTGGGGAAATGTTTGTACCATATCCTGCTGCAGACACACTTGATGTGACTGTTGCTACTGCAGACGTTAACTCTAAAGTTCGAGTATGGGCTTTAATGGCTGACTGTGAAGGTCCAGTCGGTGATGACGCTACAGGCGATACATACGCTTAATGACTAACTAAGGTGGGGGGTTAATTCTCCCCACTTTTTACAAGGAAAGAACATGAAAAACTTATTAGTAATACTTTTTGTAGGTTTTGGATTAATAGGTTGTGCTGCAAGTGCAATTAATATTTCTGCAGACATACCTAAAGAACAAGAAGTAATAATTTCAATAGAAACTAAAAAAACTAACGATTAATTATGACACAAGAAATAAGTAGAGAACTGTTACATTTACTCCTATGTATAGCAACTGTGTTTTGTTTATACCTAGGTCTTTCTTCTTTTATGCTGAAAGAATTTGCAACATTCTTATACTTATTACCTGCCAATGGTGCGGCAGCTTGGTGGTTATATAGAAAGCTCCATGGTTGATTCAACATTTATATCAGCAGGAGCTGCACCATCGAATACAGACAGGACAGACATCTACGAGTGTCCTAGTAACTTTAAAGGAATTGTAAAGTTTATAAACGTAGCAAATGTACATTCAGGTAACAAAACAGCTAAAATAGAATACTACGATTCATCTGCTACTACATATTATGCCTTATCAGGTGCAATATCTATAGCAGGAGAAGGCTACATAAACTGGACAGATATAAATTTAGTATTAGAAGCAGGAGATAAAGTAACAATAACTGCAGGAACAGCAAGTACAGTACACGCTACAGTAGGCGTAGAATTAATTTATAATCCATTAACAACGTAGGCAAAACATGGCAACATTTATTACATTACTTAACAAAGTACTAGTAGAGCTAAACGAACCTGAGCTATCTACTTCAGCAGACTTAACCTCGGCAGCAGCTACAATAGGCATACAGTCTACAGTAAAAGAAAATGTAAATAAATCTATAAGAGATATTGCTACTTCAGAAGTAGAATGGTCTTATCTAGTTGCAGCAGGATCACAAGCTTTAACTGCAGGTATTATGGAATACACTGCACCGACAGCAGCAAACACAATAGACTGGGATAGTTTTATTTTATTACCTACAGAACTTATAACTAATGGTACATATGATAGTAATATAAATAGTTGGACCACATCTAACTCAGGCACAGGAGCAGGTACACATTCTACCGATGCTTTATCTTTAGCAGCAGGTTCAGGCACAGCAGCTGTTTATCAAGAGGTGTCTTTAACTAGAGGTAGGCAATACATGGTATCTTTTGCTATGAAAAACTCTTCTACTTCTGGTACAGCATTAAGCCCTAGCCTAAATGTATCTGTAGG